CTGATACTTTAGCTAGTGCTTTTACTGATGTAAGAGCACCTTTACCTATGGCTGAAAACATTGACTTCATTTTAGCCTTGATATCCACTGTCTTCTTTCCAGTCTTATCAAGGTGCTTGTCTACCTTCTTGTGCGTCTCACCAGCTACATATCCAATGTCTGCATAGGCTTTCTTCATAGCTTCAGATGCACTCATCCCCTGTTTTCTATACTCTGCTGCAGCTTTTCCCACATCACTTTTTAACTGGTTGACTGTCTTTCCTGATTCGGCTGCTATTTGTGACAAGCTTTTACCTGTATTAGCATTGCTTTCCGATATCTCCGAGTTGTTTTTTATAGCACTTCTGCCTATAGACTGGAATATCCTACTCAGCTTACTTTGCGTCTTCTCAGCAGTTTCACTTGTCTCATTTAAGCTTTTCTTAGCCTCATCATTTTTTATGGCAATCTTTCCCAGTATCTTAAATACTTCCAAAAGGGTCTCCCCCCTTTCCTCGATAATAAAAAAAATAGAGACACACGTTCTGTGTGCCCCTATGGTTTAAAATTCTCTATGATTGACATAGAATCCCTTATGGTTGTTTCAAGTTCGCCTCTGCTCTCAAATGCTCCTGATCCGACAGGCTGCGAATTGCCACCTGATGTGCCATACAGCCTTGCCTTGAAGTCATTGAATGATATGTTCTCCCAGCACTTATGGATATACATATCCCAGAGCTTATCATCATCGTCAAGACGCACAAACGTGCATACAAACTCATCAAAGCTCTGATTGTCTATCATCGTATCAAGCAGAGTGTACGGATCCGCATATCGTTTAAATATGAGATCCATGAACTTGAGATAGCCTACTGTTTCTTCTCGAACAATCTTGAAACAACCTTGATAAAATCCGTAAAGCCCGGAAGAGTGACTGCATCATATAACATCTGTGTGAATACAGAGAGATCAAGATCTGCTATCTCATCCACAGTCATTCCTGACAGGTGTGATAAGCAGACAAATATCTCACGCTGACAGTCTGACAGCTTTGTCAGGATCGCATCTGCAAGCTCGAATGCAAGACCAATACCCACATTCTCGAGGAACTTCGATGTGTCCTCATCATCCTCGCCATCACCAGCAAGCTTCTCACGTTCTTTTGCAATAAGCTCTTTGAACCCATTGCCGCTGAATGAATCTTTGAAGTCTTTCACTCCAAGCTTGCTGAACAGCTTCAGGAATGCAGCTATATCTGTAGCCTTTGGATTTCTAAGTGTATATGGCTTGACCTCCTGCACATCCTCTACTGCCTCAGTATCTTCAACTACTTCAGCATTCTCTACTGCTCCTATATCATTGTTCTCTTTTATCTCGGTTGTTCCCATGATTATCTCTCCTTTTCTATGTCAATTAGTCTGTTGCTTTTGTACTGGAATCTATAGACTGCTGAACCTGCTCCGTTGTCGTACCAGTAGGCAGATAGATGTGGTATGGCAATGTATCAGCTGCCGGTGACAGATCTGCATAGCACTCCATTGTCAGTGCAAATGTGCCTTTCTCCTTGTTCTTGCCCTCTATCTCAAGGCCTGATGTACAGAGCGCATTATCAAAGATTACGATGACAGGACGACCATCTAAAAATCTTCCGATATAACCGAAGTTCTCAATGTAATCATCCTTTTCAATTCTTGCCTTGGATTCGATCACATCGTATCCTTCCGCTGTTGATGTGCCATTCTGCCCGATAATAGCCATCTTAATCGTCTCAGGCGACAGCTCCACCATGTTTGTATCCATCTGTGCTGTCTCGCCAGTTTTAACCGTCAAATCCTTAACCTTAACCACTGCTCCATCTACTTCAATATCCTTAAGTTCCGGCTTAATAGACAGCTTCGTTCCGCCGGATGTAGCACCGATCAGAGATTCGGCAAAGTTCCATGTCTTTTTTGATGCGTCATACTTGAGCCCTTTGTGAATCGTTCCGGCACCAAACACAATGTTCTTCGGTGTCTTGTCTGTGATACCGGATGACTTGAACTCTTCAAAAGTTAATGTATCTGCCATGTTATAATCACCTTCCATTCTTATATTCTTTAATCGTCAAATTGATCTGTATCCGTTTGAGGTCTGCATCCCCTGTTGGCACTGGTGACGCATTCCCATAAAAAACGGCAACCCCCGCACCACTTGCAAGGATTGCCGTTCGTTCAATATTCTGTTCTATCTTCTGCTTGTACTTCTCCAGACTGAACCATGAGCCTCTTGTGAATCCATCTATGATGAATGTTATTTCCTGACATCCATCCTCTTCAGGAGTGTCACCCTCGGAGTATTCACCAACAAAGTATGCCTCCGGTGGGTCATCCTGCCACTCCATGAATGCATATGGTATCTCAAGTTCATCTGTGAGTACATTGTTGATATATGATAATGTTTCTGTCGTCAATCGTCACCACCGCCTTACTCACTGAACGTCTGATTGAGGATAGAGCCAAGTCGCTTGATGATCTTGCTCTTGGTCTTGTCAAAGGCTTTCTGTAAAGGCCTGAGAGGCTTTTTACCATGAGTTGTGTGCCAGTTGCCACGCTCATCCTTATAAGCCCATGGTTTTTTGCGTCCATTACCTTTCAGTGCGTATTCACCTGTTCCATACTCTTCCCAGATAGCATTCTCAAGAGGATTACCGATAACAGCCTCGCCCTTATCTTCATCTACATGATGCGTCCATGCACCTTTTGTCTGTCCTGTGTCTACTCTCGTCTGTGCTCTCTTCGTCTGAGCCTCGACCTCTCCGGCAGCTTCGTACAGAAAGGCAATAACAGCATCATCCAGAGCCGCCTCAACCTTTGTTCTGTTGTCTGTGAACTCCACATTTCCCATTACTGCCCTCCTGTATACTTCAGGTAAATCTCAAGCTGCTCATGCATGCCCATGGGGTCATCTATCAGCATGATGTCATATACCTGACCATTAATCACCATACGGCTATTCTCTGACTTTATCATGTCACTGAGCTGTTTATAATCAGCTATAAACATATGCGTGGATTCCTGTACCTTGGCATTGTATGTTGTGTACTTGCTGTCACCGCCTGAGAGGTCAAGCCATCCGGTCAAGGTATCTTCAGATATCCATGTGACTTCCTGTTCGCCTATCTCATTTCTGGTTATGCTTTTAACCTGTATATCTGCAACTGCATTTCCGCCTATTCCTCGCATCTCAAAACCTCGCTTTCATGTACGGTTTTAAGAAACCAAGAAGTGACTTTGGATATCCCATGAGGGAATTGTCGCCGTCCATATTGAAATAGGTCACAGAATGCCTACTGATGGTCTCAGACTGTACACCGACCTTATCCCGGTTGTTCAGGTCCCATGAAAGCATGTTGGCTACTCCAAGCTTGATATCCATCGGATATACTATCTTTGTCACCATGGCGACCGGTTCGCTTACAAGCTTCTCATTCACCTCTATATGTCCATTGCCCATATCCACAACTTTGATGGTGTACAAGCCATCGTTGTAGCGTGACTCTGACACCTGTATAGTGTCGCCAACCTTGAACAGCTCAGATGCATACTGAAAGCCTGTCACAGCGTCCACAGGAGCCACAAACCGCCTGTTCCGATCCTGGAAGTTGTTGTTTGTATATTTTCTGATCAGGAGCTCAAGTGCCTGAAGCTTAGCCTCAAGCACCGGAGCTTTCTCCTTGGTGTCTACGTACTTCTTAAGTTCATCGACAGTCATGATCATATGACCACCGCCTTACTTCTTAGGGATAACAGTATACCCGTCATGCTCCGTGAACCAATCTGCCATACGCTTTGATGTGATCTCTGCCTTTCCGTTTGCGAACTGGACACCACCGGCGCCAATTCCACAGTAAGTAGCGTTATCATTAACAGATACTGTCCAGCCTGTAGGCTCACTCTCTGTCTTTGGCTCTGCCACTACAGGCTCAATAACTTCACCTGTCTGTTCTACGATCTTTGTTTCCTTTGTTGCCATATTCAATCACCCATCCTTCCTTATGCAATCTTGATATTTCTGAGTACACCTGCATGCTGTGTATTCTTCAG